CATATAAGGAGCGAATACAATGACTGCTCCTAATATTAATAACATTAAGCCACTATTTTTTGATCCTGCTACAACTGGTATAAAGGATATATCGTTAGAACCTATAGGATATAGTAATTCTTTACCACTAACTAAAGAGGAGTTACCTACTTTTATATGGTATCTAATACCTTTTTGTTCTGATTCTAATAAAAATTTTATGAACTCGGGTTTATTTACTCCAATAGCTTTTGCAGCTTCATGTGGAGTCTTAATATCTAAATCCCAGGTTTCACCAAATTTATCTCCTAAGATACCATGTAGATGAATTTTTCTTAACATAATGAATTGTGCCTTAATACATGGGTAGTTATCTTTTTCCAATAACCACCGTATATATCCCTACAGGATAGCCTACCATATACATGGTGTAATATTCTACCATCACCTAAATAGATAGCTGCATGATTAGGAACCGGAGATTCTAACATCATTAGTAAAGCATCGTACTTTCTTAAGTCTTTAAAAGTTGAATCTCCAAGATATTGAAAACCATCTTTCTCATAGTTATCTAAATATAGATTTTCTCCCTCATACCACCAATTATCTTTTCTATGTCTATTTACTAGGTGTATATTTAATTCTCTTTCGTAATAGTCTTTTACTAAAGTATAGCAATCTAGTACTCCATGTACAAACTGTCTACCTATTAAAGGCTCTACTATATTATTAGGTAATAACTCAGTTTCTTCTTTTGAAGGCCAAGATATAATAGACCAAGGAACACCTAAAGCATTACAAGCTTTCATATCTACCATACTTGCCTCGGCTGAAGCATTAGGATGACTATGATAAACTCTAATAATATCACCCATTTGACTAGCTGCTTGATAATCTTCAGGATTTATCTCAAAATTTTCATAAGGTTTTAATGCTACATTCTTACAAGGGTATACTCGCTCTTTTCCTTTAAAAATAATAATTACACCACAAGCTTCTTTAGGATACTCTTGTTCTATATGTTGATATATTTTTTCCTGAGTATTCATTAATAATTATGTGCTCCAGGAAATCCTCCAAAAGGTAATTCTACATTAAGAGGATTACTTAAATCAGCAGAATTATAACCAAATCTCATTCTACAACTCTCTACAGTTTTTCCACAATCATCATTGGCGGAAGTGGCTCCTGTATAACTATTGTTTTTTGTAACAAAAACAGAGGAAGAACTCCATGTACATTCAGTCCCCTTATATTTCCATGGACAAGAATTTTGTACTAGCTTTCTACTAGGTAAGTTAACTCCTTCTACATCCATAGAAGAAGCTAACTCTAACTCTACAAATATTTTATTTTCTCGTACTTTTCTTTCTATATAATAAATATCTTCTGGGAAATCTGCTTCTATATCTGAAGAAATATTAAGAGGCATATTATGCTCAAAAGTAGGAGGGATATCATAATAAGAACCTAAAGAAATTGAACTTGCATATAACTTTTCATTAGTACTGTCCCACTCTATAACAGCTTTATGCCTATGTTTATTAGGAGTGTATGAAAAATAAATATTAGAACCTACTGCATAACCTTTTCCAGGAGTAGTATAAGTAAAAGAAACAGCAGATCCAGTATATATTGAACCTAGAATTTTAAAATTATTACTACCGGAAGAAAAAGAACTAGATACAGTATAATTAGATCCTCCTATTGTTAAAGTAGAGGACTCATTTATTCTACTATTATCTGCATCATCTGAGAGTCTAATTGTATTAGAACTAGAACAAGCTATCCAAGTTCCTCCTACATTATAATAGGGTTGTGCTGTTCCTTGTGAGATATTATTTAAAGAAGTAGTCAAAATATGACCATCATTAGAATCTTTAGTAATACTTATAGCTGCTTTATTATATGTAGTACCAGGTTTAATAGTTAATGCAGTACCATGAGCTCCTGCTAAATAAGTATTAAAAGCATCTTGATACCCATCTAAGTATTCAATTGAAAACTCTGAAGAAGTTGAAGCATCATAATAAATAGATACTTTATGGGAGTGACCCTTAGTTATATTAGTTTCTACTATTAAATGATCTCGTTTACCTACTTGAATTTCATATAGAGCATTTAAATCAGCATCAGATATAATAGTAAAATCATGTGTATGATCAGAAGCATCTTGATCTATTTGTAAAGCTGAAGGTACTACATCTTCTAAAGCTAATAATTGATTAGTTAGTTCATAGCCAGCTCCAGCATTTACTATACTAATCCCTGTAATACCTCCACTAGCATTTATAGAGTCAACATTACCTACAAAATAATGGCCAGTTTTAGTAAAATAACCTGTATTTATAGTTAAAGAAGAGGAACTTCCACTAACTAAATTATATATCTGAGACTGAGTTAAAGTAATAGTATGACCATGAGGAGGTATAGGTGAATCATCTCCTGAGCCTATTGTAGTTTTTAAATCTTCAGGACCCCAATTAACCCATATAGAATTATTATTAGAGTGCCATATTCCTCCAGCAGTACTACAAGTCTCATGATTATAAACATCCCAGGAAGATCCTGAATGTGAATCAATACAATCCGTTTTACTTTTTATAGTACACTTTGAAGTTCCAGAGTCCCACCCGCCTCTTGCTGAAGTACATAATTCAAAAGTATTAATACTACTATCTACTGTACATACTCCTCCTAAGCTATCCCCAGTAAGAAGGCAATAATTATCTAAGTATTTAGCTAAAGTTCTTTTTCTAGTAACTTTTGCTCCAATTAAATCTCCATAACTGTGAATATAAGAAGATAATATAGAAGTAATATTAGCTGCTTTTATAGAAGGAGTAGGTATAGTACCTCTGCCAGAAGTATTAAAACCATCTATAATAATAGGAAAAGGAATGTATATATTACCTTGCCAAACTATTTCTTGTGAAATATCATTAGTACCTGCATGGAATCTAAGAATATCTTTTCCTGGAATTCCATCTGAATCTTTTAATTCGGTAACGTCAATTTCGTATAACTCTATAATAGCTGTAGCTTCTAGCTTTTGAATATCTTCTGTTACTTTATTAGCGGCTGTCATGGTTCAAATACCTGCACAAATGTTGCTGTAATATCTCTACCTATAGAAGCGGGATAAGATATATCCCATTGAGAACAAGTGACTTTAACAGAAGTAGAAGCTCCTGGAGGAGTAAAATCAAAGGATTCAACGCCTCCTCTAGCTGTTAAGAAAGTATCTATATCTTCAGCATCTGTAACTGATCTAGATTTAAAAGTTAAATTCCAGCTATTAACTAAATGATTAATTCCATCTGCTAACCTTTGTTCATATCCATCTCCGAATTTGGCAGAAAGTACTCTAGGTTTAGTAGTTGTTTTAAAACCTCTATCAGGTATCCATGTAAAAACTGCCATTTATTTCTCCTATTAATAAGGGCTTAAAGCACCACCTGGGCGTTTCTCTTCTAGTATTTTTGAAGTTACTGCTGCTTCAATAGCTTTGCCAATTGCTTCAGCTCTTTTATTTTCAGCATTTACATCTACGTTAGTTTGGCCGCTGGCTTCAACATTAACTGTAATATTAGTATTCATATCACCCATACCACCTGATACAGGTATTGATCTTCCATCAGGTAAAGGAACAACAGCTTCGTTATGTTTACCTTCCCCTACTAGGCCTAAGGTAGGTTTATTAACTACTCCGCCTTTTGCAAAGGCTCTGAAGCCTCCTTTTAATACATTACCATTGGCTGAGAATGCCCAACTTAAAAAGTCACTTGCTGCTTGTTGAGCTATAGCCATTACAATAGCTTGAGTGCTTAAATTTTGGCCCCTCAATAGTGCAGTTGTAGCAGTTCTTGAAGCTACTTCAGCCATATTAGATGCGCTTTCTACAGCAGCTGTACCCGCATCTGTAGCTTCTACAGTAGCTATATTACCAGCCTTTATATCGTTCATAGACTTAGGAGATAAAGATACGGTAGTAGCATCTCTTACTGTGTTAAAATCAAATTCCCCAGTATTAGGATCTTGATAAAACATATTCGTTAAATCATCCATATTACTTTCACCATCAGGGTTTATTGAAATATCTTTTATACATTTATTCAGCTCTAGAAGATCCGTTATAATATTAACTAAGTTAATAGTTTCAGTTAGTTGTTGTTCTGCTACTTTTAATAAACCTCCATCATGTGTATAAATACCACCAGCATTATTAGTACCTGCATTAGACAATTCTACAATAGCATCTTTAGTTTCTCTAATATTTTTATCAACATCGGATTCAGGAAATAATATACTTTCTAATCCAGTGCCTTTAGTTAGCGAGCCCAT